CGTCAAATCATTGAATCCTGTGAACGGTGGTTTGAAGGGCGGATTGCTTCCATTGTCAACGATTATGATCTCAAACGTACCGGATTCAGTATTATCCATGATTGCTTGAATCGCCTCGTAGGTCATATCCTCACCGTTCCAGACAGGGACGATAATGCTAAGTTTTACATTTTCCATAATTCAACTCTCCCGGGTTGATGGTTTATTTTAAACTCGTCATGCACTCAAAAGTAGCATGGATTGCCCAGACCTCTTGCGTTCCGTTCAGTGTCACCCAATCTTCTACCTGTGCGCCGACTGTATTCAACAACCGAAACCACACGAGGGTGGAGCCGGTTATCGTTAACTCACACTCATCATAAAGTGTCTTCAGATAATTGTAGGCAGTTTCCACTTCCATGCTGCTGTTCATATCGTCTGAGAATATCGAAAACTGTATCTCAAGATTTTCGTATCTTTCTGTGAATGTTCTGTCCGGGCTATCGGTGACCACGAAGTATGTGACAAAAGGATATATTGTCCCGGTTGGAGCGCGGCCTTTGAAGAACCTGTTCCCGACATACGACATCATTGTGGAGCCAGTGGCTTTGGTATGGATGGCTTTTGACAGTTCTAGCATTATAACACAGCCTCTTTCACCAAGATGTCCAAATACCTATGGTTCATCTCAGTGTCAATCGGCGGAGCTACAATCGCGAAGTACCGTCCTGCCCATGATATACGCCAGTTGCTTCGTAGAACTCTGCGAAACCTGATACGAATTTGGTGCGTTATAATTCCGATGTTCTCCATGTTCTTGACGCTCTCTTTAGCGCTCACGGGCCAGATTGCAGCGGCAACATTTGTGGCAACAGTACTAAATGAGGTTACATATCCCCCCATCCCGTCACTTACTCTGGTTTCGGCTTCAAAGTTTATGAACTTATCGAGACTACCTATTCTCATAATCAAAATCTTCCCATAGGCGTTTGGTCCTGATTAGGTCTTCAGCCGTTTTGTTGAGCTGATACTCGGATGAATTCATTCCGAGAATTTGAGATTCCCTGTTCTCCCAGAGATCCCCAATAGCGAGCAATATAGCCGCTTTCAGTCGGCTCGGGACGGCGCCGGCGTTCAGCCAGCCACAAACGATTCTTATTTTAATCGGTTTGGAGGGATACAGGGTGTCCGACGGCCAGGTGCTGGAATATGGTAAAACAATCCGGCCGCACTGGTCCCCGTTAGTTTCAACCAGGTAATCGGTGCCCGCGACCAAAATAGTTTCATCAGCATCAGTGTCTTTCCACGACATTGATGTCACACTCTGAAGGTTGCCAAGCGGGATAATGACTCTATTGGTTCCCGGGAAGCTGTCAAGGAAGTAATCCCAGGTCTGTGAAATGAGGGCCCTGCCCGTGTAACCCTCCACACCTTCCCTTGCGGTCTGGATGTACTCAGTTAAAAGGTCGTCATCAGCTCGGGTGGAGGCGTTAACAAGGATGCTTGTTCCGAACTCGCAGGCATCAACCAGGACTTTCGAGGCTGTGCGGATAAATTGTTTGTATCCTGTGTACTGTATTTTATAATCTGCGTTGTCGAGGGCATCGGTAACTTGTGCAAAGGCTCCTCCCACCCAGTCGGTGTAGGTGATGTCGTCATCAGACTCTTGAATCTTGGTGTCATTGGTGGCACCCGCTCCGTTCGTCCCGGCATGGAGTAAAACCTCTGCCTCAGAGCCAAGTATGTCTGTACCCACCCCGAGGTGCGTATATCCAACGGACACGGCATGTGAGGCGATTGGCAGACTCTGAGTAAGCTCTAAATTAGAATCGAGAGTCTCCGAATCGAGATTAAGATGCCTTTTCGCGGTACTAAGCGGAATCGGTTCGACGGTCGGCCCTGTGACAATCTGAAAATCCATCGCTTACTCCTCCCCGGTGTAAAAAGTCCTGGGCAGCCGCCCGGGAGATACGGTTTTCGGATTGGGGAACCCTATCCCAGGACGTTCACCTTTCTGAATATGGGACTGAAAACAGGCCCACCTGCTGTATCGGATTCTTTGGGTTTGCGATGCGTGTAGTATCGAACCCATGTTAAGAATTTACGCATTGAGATAATATCCACCAGCGACAAGTGGTCGCCACAAAACAGTTACGTTAACCTCAGACCCTGCGCCCGCAGCACCGCCAGCAATGGTCACCTCAATTATCTTCGTTGCTGCCGTAACGGTTGGGCCAGTGTAAACGTGATAGAAGTTCCCTGTCAGGTTTGCCTTCGCACCGGCAGCAGCCGATAGTATTTCAATCGGTGCAACGTCATCAGTCGCTATGGCGATACTGGTAAACCCAGCAACTGCGGACAGGTCATCAGGTACATGGACGATAACAGCGTCAATGAAGATGGCTTGGGCCGTCGCAGTCATGGAGCTATACGCAGCCGCTACCTGATTCAAGTCAGTCTGGTTGTAGTTGACAGTGCTTCCTGGCATGAAGGTTTTAGGGAGCCACGCATACCCATTGTAGATCCACATAAAACCAGTGTTGGTTTCAAGGAAGGTCGAACCCGTCTTCGGACTGACAGGTTTGGTATCTGTGGAGATACCGATAAATCTCTGTATCGTAGTAAACAGGAACATTACTTACCTCCTTTTTTGGTAAGTAAGACGCCTTTTTTACGGGCGTCTATGGTTTATTACAGAAGAGCCTGCACATACGCACCATCGTCAATCGGGGTGTAGTAGATACCAGCCTTTCCTGTACCAGCGGTTAATGTACCGACAGTCGGCAAAACGCCAATGGTCCCAACACTCGTGGCAGTCGCGGTCGGAGCGATACCAACCATGAAGTTCATGTCGGTCGGGAACAGCGTAATCCCTTCCGTGCTGAGTATTGCAGCGGTAGCCAGAGACACGCCTGGGAAGATAACCCGTTCGCCTTGATCCATAGCATGAATGGTAGCTGATGCCGCAGAAATGTCCTGCAAGGCAACCGTTGGGGTGGTTGAGGTATAGGTGAAGTTTATCAATGTACCTGCCCCAACAAGAGAAGTCTCAGTGACCTCGATCCACATAGCGTGTACCAGGATACGATTATACACTGTGAAGAGTTCTGCTTGTGCCGCACCCCACAGGCCAAATGCCATGTCGGTTGTTTCGACCAGCAGGCCATCGTGAATGTCAGCAATCCTGTTTCTTGTACTTGGGTTGTAATTCGCCATCTTTTTATCCTCCTGGATAAGGGCATGGTCATCCTTCCAGACCACCCTGATTTAGAAACCCTCTATCTAAAGGGCCTCTCAACGTCCTTCGCCGGTTCCTTCCTGGCAACCTTTGCCGGTGCTTTGACTTTTGCGGGTTTAACCGCCAGTGCTGCGATTGCCTTGTCTATCTCAACCTTCACAATGGCGGTGACTTCCCCTATTTCATCTTCTCTTAATGGCATTTTCAGCCTCCTGAAAGGACGGCTGAATTTCTCAGCCGCCCATGTTAAACGGTTATGCTATCGCGGTTACACTCTGCGGAGATGCAAACCTGGAGCCACTCAAAATGCCAATCATTGACATGATCGAAGCGCCGGTCGGATCAGCCTGTGCGATTCGAAAACCGACATGCCCAGCGAGCAACTGCGTGTCATCCAATTCGATGACAAACATGGTGTTGGCAACCGCCGTCGGAATCAAGCCGGTTGCGGCCACGGTCACTTCGGTCCTGGCGCTGAGAACATCACCGAGCGCACCTTCAAAGTCAACAATGCACTGGTAATAGGCGAAAGTAATTGGAGTGTGAGTAGCCGGAGCGGCACCCAATGCGCTGCAAGACTCAACGGTAATGACACCATCAGCAGCCGGGGTTGCGCCATAACTGATGACAACCGACAGGTGGCTGTAATTCTCCATGTTAACGACCAGGCTGTTCTCAGCCGCTGTATGGTCAGCAGGCTCAAAAAGCTGGACCAGGTGACCTTCTTCTGCAAGTACAAATCCCATGATAAATCCTCCTTAAAAGCCTGGGTGTTACCCCAGGCGGTTATTTCTGTTAGGTTCTGCTGTCCAGGACGATAAAATGCGACTGGGTTGAACCCGATCCGCCCTTATACGGAACGAGGGCTGAAGCCCTCAAAGTTTGCCCATCCAGCCTGATCACAAACTTGATCACTTCCTCATCATACAGAAATTGCACATGGATGGAAGTCTCTGATCTTACACCCCCTTTTTCCGCAAGAATGTATCCTTTAGAAAAATCTGCGAAGATGATATCACCCTGAGTTCCGAGCGTACTGCAATGCTCGATGGGATTTACAGGACGTCCAAACAACGAACCACCGGGGGCGTTATTCAGAGTATTGCCCGGGGGTAGGTATACCGGGACTCCACCCGTTCCCACAGCGATGGACATAGTGAAAAGCTGGGGGATGAGATTTTGGTTGATATACCATTCGGCCGAATTAAGACTTCCGGCAAACATGCGAGAATACATATTGATAACATTCTCAGCCAAAAGGGTTTCTTTCGCCTGGCCGGTTTCCTTACCGACACTCACCAACGCGCCCGAATTGAGGATTCCGAGGGGTTGGCCGGCTCCAGTGCCTCTTATGATGTAATCATCAATTTTGAACCCAAATGCGGATACAAACGCCGGACGAATCCAACTTTCCAAGGCCACCGAGTCCTGCATCAACTCTTCGGTCAGGTAACACAACCCCATGGTTTTTTTCAGATTAAGCTCAATTTCACGGAACTTGGGCTTGCTTGCTGTCGCGGCTGCGGCTTCAGCTTTGGGATAAACCTGAATCCCCCCATAAAGAGTGGATTCCCTCGAAGTTTCATCGACCCCATTCAACTTGATCCCGTTCGAGTTGCCTGAAATCGTGACCCTGCGGCACTTAGGCGCAAGCATCCCGGTTTCAATCATTTCCTCAAACAATGTTGAGCTGAAATCCTGCTGGACCAAAAAACCGCCCTCGCTGGGGGTCGTCTCATTAAGGCCCGTCGCCGCATTGAAAAGCCTTGGGTCAATATGACCGTTGGGCCTTCCGGCGGATATAACCGCAGAAATCTGCTCACCAAATGACCCGAACTTCTCCTTGTCCTTAATGGTGATACCGTGGCCTTTGTTATCAGGCGCCGGTTTGGTCAGGGTTTCGGCAGGTTTCCCCAGGACAACCATCATCCGTTCCTCGCGCTCACGAACGTCAAGCTCGTTGCGGAGTGCCTGGACCTGATCCAAGATGTCATTCTTCACCTGAAGTTCCGAATCGTTAGGACTTCGGTTCTCGGCGACACATGTTGCATCAATTTTT